CTCCTGGCAGACAAGCCGGCGCTCTGCGTCGCGCTTGCCGCGCTCTGCGGCTTCGGGGTCGATGAGGTGATACGCTTCATGTTTTAGTTGGGCGGGGGGCGCCCCGTGCTCAAAGAAGAATGGGAACGACTCATTGAAGCGGTCCCCAAGGTGGTCAGCGAGCAATACGCGGATTCATGGGTGTTCTTCCTGGAGGGGCTTGTCTCGACAGGGCTACGGCTCGGACAAGCCCTGAATCTGCGATGGGAGATCGACGCACCAATCCACTTAGAGAACCTCGACGGCCGGTGCCCGCTACTGGTCATCACTGAAGGGGAGCACAAGGGAAAACGGGAGCAGGAGATCCCGCTCACCCGAGAAGCCAAGGCGCTGTTCCGCACCATCCGCCCAAGAGAGGGCTACGTGTTCAAGCTGGGGGGCCGAAACGGCGGCCCCCGGTCCCCGGAGACTGTCAGCGCCACTGTATGCAAGATCGGCAATTTCCGGTTTTCTCATGCGTCGAACAGCCTCCACAGATCACGGTTCCGTACGAGGTGGTAGTCTACCGACTTGCCAACCCGGAGGATCGGCACCCCCATGCCTTCGAGCTTGTTTTTTAGGTTGGTCACGCCGCTGCCAGCGTATCCGAATCGCTTCGCGAGAATCCACAGTTCTGTCATGCGGTTTGGGTCGAGTCCCTCGAAGTCATTTTCCATTTTACAGTTCCTGGGTGTTGTAGAGCGGTCGGGGGTGAGGCCCGCGGACCGCGTTTCTTATGCGCTGTTGTTGTATGTTATCCGCGAGGGAATTGTCAAGAGGCGTGCTAGCGTTTGGTGTGATCATGCAGGCGTGAGGAGCCAAAAGGCCCCGATTGACCGCCGCCAGGCCTGTCACGAGGAGCAGGAGAGCGCTTGCGCAACCCTCGACCAACCGGGGCGCGTACGCTCCGGGGTCCTCGTGAAAAGCCGCTGGCGGTCGGCTATGTGTGCATTGTCCCACGCCGGGGCCTCGCCGTCCACACGGCGCAGCGTGGAAGCCGCACCTTACCCATGCACGTGGTGGACATTCAAGTCTTTGCCCACAGTGTGGTAAGATTTTCCGGCCAAATACCCCGCCAGAAAAATGGTGACAGACCTCTGCGTTAGACATAGATGGCCTCACACAGTCCGTACGGCGTCCCCGACAATCGAGGCGTGAGATTAGGCCCGCACGTTCCAGGGGCAGGAGAGTGTGGAATAGGGTCGCACGCGTGGGGATTTGGACAGAAGGAGTCCTACATGCGACACACAGCCACTGTCTTGCTGCTGACGTGTTCGGCGACCTGCTCGCTCCAGGCTCGCGAGTGGATGGATGTCACAGGAAAGCACTCGGTTGAGGCAGAGCTTGTCAGAATCGATGGGGATGAAGCACTTCTAAAGAAGCACGATGGCTCGGAGGTTCAGATTCCCCTGCGCAAGCTTCGTTTCGAGGATCACTGTTGGGCAGTCGAGCACGAACAGGGAAAGCGGTACGCCGATTACCTGCGCACGATCGAAGAGCGTAAGCGTGCAAAAGTTGACGAGATTTCCTTGGCCATTGAGGAACTGAAGAAGGGGCAGAAGGAACTGCGGGCGATCACCCGCAGTCCCACGTCCCAGATTCGTCGGCTGCAGAACGGCGAGACCGATCCACCGTGGGAACTCCCAAAAGGAGTTGCCTCACCCTCAGAACTTCCTGAGTGGCCTGGCAGGCGAAAAACCGGGGCCCGAGAGATGATCGCGTCTATTCGCGACTGGGCGAAGCGCATGTCCGCGGAGATTCCAACGATCCTGGAGCAAGAGGAGGCACGCTTGGCGGCCACAAAGGAGGGCACATGCCATACGGTACTTGTCCCAGCCGGGCCGGGGCGTGTGCAGACTGGTGGTGCACGGTTCATTGAAGAAGGCTCGCAGGACTTCTACGTAGCTATGGATCGATGGGCACGCATGCCACCCGCTCACTCCAGCAATCTCTCTGTTGGACTCATCGGCCACTTCTGGACTGGAGCGGCCTACAGGATATTGCAGGTAGTTGGCCCAGACGAACTACACGTGGAACTGTCCCACCAGGACTTCTCGCCGATGCGTTTTGCTGTGCGTGGCCTTCCCACCGGCGGCCTCGCAGAACAGCGAGGTATCGCTCTCAGCGGGCTCTTTGAGGTGACGGGGACACAGACCTATGCCACAGTGACGGGAGGCTCGAAAACGATATTCGTGGTTGAGCCCATCAGGATACCCGGCCTTGAGTAGGTCATTTCTCACGAAACTGGCTGCCAGAACGGGCACTCCTGGTCGCCGTTGAGAAGATTGGCCCACACTCGCAGTTGCTCACACACCCGTCCGCAGCCCGTGCAGGTTACACCCTCCTCGGTCTCCCGTAGGAGCCCACACTCACTCTGCCGACATCGCCCGTTGAGACGAGCCACGCCGTGGGGCGTGAGGCGGCGGACAAGAGGCTCGAACGGGCAGGGCGGATCGACGAGAATCGGGAGGTGGCAGTCCCGCTGCGGTGGCTCCGCCGTGGGGTAGCGGCTCGGCCGACGGCAATAGAAGCAGACCCACCGGCCATCAGGCTGGCGGTCGCGGAACAGGCATTCGCTCATGGCGTCACGGCTGCCTGGCCAGTTTCGCCACAACGGCCCGGCAAGGAGTTGATGTACGTCAGATTGTAGGTCGTGCCGATCTCAAAGGGGGCTGTGCCAGATTCCCATCCGCTGTCCGAGCCAAGCCAGTAACTCATCGAGTAGCCATACACGCCACAGTTGTTGTTGTGGTACATGCCTACGGTGATTCTCCGCTTGCTGTTGGCCAAGTCCACAGCAAACTGCGCGGTGACCTGTTGGCCCGATGTCTTTTGGTACTCCACCGAGCAGGTGTCGCCTGAGCTGCCACCCCCGGCTGTGTAATCCAACTCATACGTGCCGTTGTATTCCGAGCACGGGCAATAGATGTCGGTCTCGCCGGACACAACCACGGTGATGCTGCTGGGCGTGGTGCCGTCGAACACTTCGCACCCCTCAGGGCAGCAGCCGAACCCCATTTCTGTGCCGAGAAATGTGCGGGGGATCCACAGGTGAGGCGTCCACAGTCTCATGCGTCATCCCGGCACTCGGCCAAACTGATAAGGTGGAAGGTCCCGCCTGAATTACTTACGAAGCCCGCTGTTCCGCTGGCTATCTTCTTGCCGGTCGGAATTGCTCCGGACGGGATTGACGCCTCGACCGTGCGCGATGTTCCATCGATCGTGGCGGTGAAATCCCCAGTCGACGACCCCGCGCTGATGTCGCCAGATGCCGTTACATCGTAAACGGGCCGCCCAGGATTGCGATTGATCACCCACTTGCCGCCCAGGAACCTCGCATCACCAATCTCGCCCTCAAGCCCGTACGCGTTGCCTGTGTGATCATAGACCTCACCTGTCTCGCTCGAGTCGATGAAGTCCTCCGAATCAACATGCCACCAGAGCCACTTCACCGCGGCGGTGGAGCCCTTGCCGCCACTGAGCTCCTCAGCCAGCTCGAATTCGCGATAGTCGCGCGGCAATAGGTCTCGGCGTGCCGCTTGGCCGGTCCGATCTGTCGGCGTAGCCTCATCCTGGCGGGTCTTGTCGACGATCCGCCTGGCGGTCTCGTGGCCAAATGCTACACCGCGATCGCCCATCAGCTCGTTGGTTGCTCCTCGAAGAAGACGGTGACACACAACCCCTGTGCCTGATTGCCGGTCGACCCGCTCACGGTCACGACCACCTTGAAGATATCGCCTGCGGAGTAGTCGTCTTTCGCAGCGTCCAGTGTGCCGGCCACAGCTACCTTGTCTGTCTCGCCATCATCGATATCGAAAGTGGCCGTCAGAATCGATGCCCAAGCCGCCCCCCCCGTCGACTTCTGAACGTCGATCGTCACCTTCTTGTCGACGCTCGCGCCATCAGGCACGGTGTCGGCCACCGCCTCGACGCTGGCGACGATACCCGCGTACTTGGCAATGTGGATGATCTCGGTTTGAGCAACCACGTCCGACCCCGGCGCCTGCTTGCAGCCCACAGCCGGAAACCTCGCTACCAAATTGTCGGCCGGCAACAGTGCAGCGGCTGTCAAATTGTCTTCGTTCACGCAATCGTCGGGCAGCACAACACTGCCGGTAAACGTCCAACTACCGCTCATGACGCGGTCAACAGCATCGCGAATTACGCTACTCATGGCGTCACTCCTACCATACGATGTTCAGTTCCGGCATATTCAGTGCTGTCCAGTCTGCCGGCTTCTTCACTTCCCATTCCTTGATCACCCACGGTTGACCATGAGCCAACGGCTGGCCATTGCCATCCAACGGCACGTCTTCTGATACACGGAGCCCGGCCTGGTCAGTGATCGGCATTGTTCCGGACGCTGGATCGCTTGCTGATGGCTGCGTGCCGTTGGCATTTACCAGTTTCACTGTGCCCATATCAGGCACACGCTTCTTCCACCCATTCTTGTTGTAGTGGAACTCGCCTCTAATCTCCCAATAAGTGCCGATGCTGTCCACTTTGCGTGTGCCACTTGGAGGTCCCACCATCAGTAGCGTGCCTGGGTCTCGCCCCCACAACTTGACTGCGTTCGTGCTGTCTTCGTACGGCTCCCAGTCGTCCAGGTCATAGGTGCGGATCCAACTGGTAATCTCGATCGCCTTGATGTAGTAGATGTCTTCCGGCCGTGGCTGATAGAGCTGTCCTGCCGAGTTGAGGACGGGGTTTCCGTGGATGTCCTCCTTCAGTACTTCTGTTGTTGGAATTCCCCAGATGCGGATATTCGGCAGTCGGAACGTGATATCGAGCGTGCCCGCCGGCCACTGCCCGTTCGACGTGTTCGCGCGCACCACCGTGTAGGTCACGCGCACGTGCCACAGCTTCGGCCACTCGTCGTCACGTTCTGGCACGATCTTGGTAACGACAGAGCCGTAATCGGTATCGTTGCCCTTCTGGTAGTAGCTGTAGGGTGCAGGAATCGTGAGGCCTGTTGTCGGATCGACAGCATACGCCACGGTGATATCGTTGTCGTCGTAACTGTCGGTGAGCACATCGAACACGCGCACGTGGGTGTTGCCGGTTTCGTGGTCTGCCGACCCACTTCCGCTTGGCAGTGCTTCGTGTACCCAGACAATCGCCAACGCTACATCTCCATGCTTTCGGGCATTTCCAGTTGCTCAACGGCGCTTGCCGTCCGTTTGGACGCGGCCGTGGTTCTGCCGGTCTCGGTTGCGATCTTCCCAAGCTTGGCGTCCATCCGCCTCAGTGTGGCCAGCATCTCGCGGTTGTCCTTCGCCCCTTCTGGCCTGGTCGGTTTGGGCTGTCCGCGTTCCTCCTTCCGTCCGAGTTGCGGAATCTGAGCCACTTGCGAAACCGGGACCGGCACGACCTGCACGATTTGGTTTGCAGGTGGCCCTCCGATGTCCATGTTCCTTGGGAGTGTCGGCTCCTGGATGCCGAGTTCCAGCCTCGGCATCTCGGGCAACGTCGGCATGAAGGGGTCGCTCGTCGGGAGCCTGCCGCCGCCAGCAAACACCGCCTCTTCCTGCGGAGAGCGATCACGAACCAAGTCGGCGTCAGGTTGTGGCCCCTGCTGTCCCATCGCGTTCCAGCGGTCCATGGCCGCGTAGAACTCCTGCGTCCCTTCCTCCATCAGCTTCGGGCCACTGCTCAGAGATTGCAGTCTCTCAAACTCCTTGCGAGCTGCAGCAACCTCTCGCTGATACGTCTGCCACGAGATGGCTCCGAGGTCCAACAGTTTGTTTGCATCAATGATGCGGTCTTGGAGCACCTCAAAGGGGGTCCGTAGCGCCTGCGTCATCGACTCGGCACGACGTTGGATTTCCTGCATGCGCCGCGACTGCTCGTTCAGGGCGTCCAGGTCTGCCAGGCCACCCGAGGCTGCCGGACCTTCAAGCCCTTCTCTGATTTTGTCCTTCGTGTCCTGGATCCTGTCCAGGAACGACTGGCCCCAGTCCTGCGATTGGAGGTTGTTCACCGTGTTGTTGAGGTTGTTGAACTCGGCCTGCAGTCCCGAAGACACCTCTGCTAACATCTCGTCGCTCGGCACATCAAACGCCAACGGAATCATCAACCTGCGAACTCCCCACGGGAGCTTTGCCAGTCCATCCGTAATCGCCTTGAAGCCACGCACGACGAGTGCTTGGGTTGCGGTCCAATGGATTTGGATCTCACGCAACATGTCAATGATCCCTGCCCCAGCGGTGACGATCCCCGAGAACCCGCCCGCCGCCTCTCGCGTTTTGGCGTTCGTGTCAGTGAGCCACTCGGTCATCGTGTCCGCAATGACGGTGATCGCTGGCGCCAGCTCGGTCGCCATGACCAGCTTCAGCATGCCGGTTGATTGCTCCAGTCGCATCATGGCGTCATTCGCCATTGCAACTTTCGCATGGTCAATCCGAGAGAACGTCAGGCCGAGTTCCTCGGCGTCCTGCATGGCCTGCCTGATCGCCTGAGAGCCGCCCTCCATCATCCGCACGAGATCCACGCCCTCGGCGTCGAAGAGTTTGAAGGCGAGCCTCACGCGGTCGCTCTGGCTCTCTACGCGAGCCATGGCATCTGCGACCTGCATTAACGCGACATCTGGGGTGGCACTCGCAAGCCTCTCTGCGTCAAGGCGCAATTCAGCCAGGGCTCCCTGGGCCTCGCCAGTGCCCTTCGCCGCTTCGGCAACTCGCCGCGTCATTCGTTGCACTGCCATGTCGAGTTTGTTTTGCTCGATCCCGGCAAGACTTGCCGCGTGCTGCAAACCCACGAGCGACTCTGGCAACATTCCCAGCTTCTGGGCGGTCTTGCCGATCTTGTCGAGTCGCTCCATTTCAGTCCGAAGGATACGGATACCTGCATACGTGGCCCCAGCAGCAGCCACTCCGAGCCCTGTTATCGCAACGGCCGTGCCCTTGATGGCGTTCTGGAGCTTCGGCAAGAAGGACGAAGTGGCCTGGACCTGGTCGTTCAGAGTGCGGATCCGGCGCGACGAGCTACGCATTCCCGTATTGAAACTCTGACTATTCAGTCCGAGCCGCACATTGAGCTTGCCAATTACCATGATCTACTTCCTGGCTTCCTCTTCGATTCCCTTGCGGAGCTCCTCTGCGATTAGCTCGAGATTGCTTGACGCCGTCTCATCAAACGCTGGTCGCAAGAACGGGTGTGGCTCTGCAGGATAGGGACCGCCATGCCCCATCTCCACGAGGTGGGCGATCTTCGCTGGATCATGTGGCCGGCCTGCCTCGTCCACGGTCCGAAAGCCCTTCCGAGGGCCGATGATCGCAAATACGCCCGTCTTGTATGTTCGGGGCCGGAAGCCAAGGCTCTTTTTCAGTTGCCCGGTGCGTTTCGGCACTCGCTTCTTCGCGGCCTTAACGGTTCGCCTCGCCGCCTTCGCGATCGCCTTGCGTGCGTGCTTTTTCTGGAGCTTCACTGGAAGCGTGTTTAGCTTCTTTTCCAGTTCCTTCGCACCGTCGAGCTGAATCATTTGTTAGCTCTGGATGATTAAACATCGACATGAGTTTCTTGCCGAGTTGCTTGGACCGCTGCTCAGCATCTTCCTCGCTCAGCGGTTCACTGTCGTCGACTTCTCCGAATGGGTCGTCTAGGAAGGCCTGCATGACCTCCAGCACGTCGCTGACACTGACTTGTTGTCCATCGCACTGAGTCCATCCGAGCCAAGCAGCCAGCCGCATTTGTGGGCCGTAGCCAATCGGCCCAAACACTTCCTCCCACGCCTGCCAAAATGTCAACGTTCTCGCCGGTACCGACCGTTGCAGTCTCTGCAGATCAGGCTCACGGCACGCCAGGGCGAGCCTGCCCCAGGTGCCTAGCTCCGGTCGGTCTCGGAGTTTTTTACCATGTCGTCGATGTCTTGCTGCGACCAGCCCATGAGATCACACACCAGGTCGCCAATTCTTCCAATGGGGGCTGCTGCTTTCTTCTTCAGCCGGCTGATCTTCGCTCGCCGCTCTTCCTTGTTTTTGAATGTGAAGATGCGCTGACCTTGCACGTTGCAGGCGAAATCGACCATGAGGCGCTCACGCAACATGTCGAAGTTCATCTCCTTGACGCGCACAGTACGACGGCCCTGCTTCTCCCGCAGGGTCTTTGTCAACTTCTCGTACCGTTCTCGGTCTTCCCCGCTCGGCGTGAGGACATAAACGCCTTTTCCTGGGCCGCCCCATTCGGGCGTCGGCACCCAGTTATCCAAATAGGTGCAATCCTCAGCGTCGAAGATATCCTCCTCCGTGAGGCATTCACGTACAGGCGTGTTCTCTTCGAAGTCTTCGGCAGTCAAGCCGTTCTCCCGAGCTTCGGCCGTGTCCTCCGGCCGGTTGCTTTGTTCGCATCCCATGTCAGTTGCTCTCAGAAAATGAAGGTACTGATCGCCCGTTCTCCGATCACACGGTCGACCACGCCACCGTATTGATTTTGAACTTCATGTTCTCACTCATCTTCTGGCCAAGCTTGGCGTCCATGTCGCCAAGCTCTTCGAAGAAGCCGGTCAATGTGAGCGTGTTGAGCGTGATGCCGGTATTGGTGAGCGTCACAACCAGCGAACCGGATTCGCCGTTGCCTGGCCTGACGTTGTCCGGATCGAAGTGCAGCAGCAGAGCGATCGACTGCAGGTCAGTCAGGCCAGCCATGAATTCCTTCAGGCTGTTCGATGTGCCCTGGTGCGTCGTTTCGATCGAATCGGTCTTCTCGGCGTCCTTAAGCACGTCGAGCAGTTCAGCGGTAATGGAACCCGAGTCGTCGCCAGTGAAGGCTACAGAGATTCCGGATGACAGAAGCGAGCCCATGAGAGCCTCCTACATGAAGTCTGGAATTGCAGTTTCGTAGTAAACTACCCAATCGATCGAGCACGAGAACCGGGCCGGGTCGGTGCCGTCCTCAGGCCACTCGATCGAGTCGGTAGCGTTCTCGCATAATCCGCACTCGACAGCCGTCGCGTTGTCGCCCGTGCCGATCGTCGTGTGCTGCAGGCCGTGTAGCACGTTTCGCAGGGCGGCTCGAATCGTGTCAACTTGTCCGTCGCTTGTGCCCCAGATGTCCAACTGAATGCGATTCATCACCTTGCCGGATGAGCCGCCTTGGTGATTGTCATCTACCCAGCTCGGGCGACTGTAAGTCACACACGGCAACGGCGTGCCAGCTGGTCGCTTCCCTCGCACGATCCGATCCGCCGGCACAAGGTTCGTGACGGACGCTTTCGACGCGAGGTATTCGTGCAATGCGGCCTTGATGGACATTACTTGGTGGCCTCCTCAGCCAGCCCCTTCTGCAACTCCGAGCCAATGAGCTGCACGTTGCTCTTGGTCAGTTCCATCAGCTCTCGACCTCCATGCACTCCATGACGAGTGCCCGCGGCCTCGCCTCAGGCACCCGCCGCGGCGGGCCCAGGATATTCAGCACCCGATCACCGAGCTTCAGCCGGCACAGGCTGTCTACGTCCGATCGCGGCCTCATTCGCACGCGGTGTGACGTGAGCGCCTTGAGGCCGGCGGCCTCGGTCTTCGTCAACGATTCGCGAGCCTTCACCTCTGCAGGCACACCACGTGCGACGACCGTCCACGTCTCGGACGTTTCGCCGCTCGTGTTCGTTGTGGTCGGCGTCTCGATGTCGACCGTCGATGTCAGCGAATAGGCTTGCATGAAGTTCAGGTTCTTTTCAGGAGTCGCTTGCCAACTCAGTGCGTGTCAGGCGGTGGTGGCTGAGTCCCTTGCTGCTCCGCCTGACTGGCCTTCTTTGGCTTACGCTTTCGCGTGGTGCTTGTTGCCTCTTCGGCCACAACCTCCGCCTTGCCGATCGCCACCAACCGGCTGGCCATCTGCTCCGGCACTTTGTAGGTTTCCCCCGCCAGCAGCTTTGCGCACGCTCTTGGCCTGGCGTTCGCTTTCATCAGGACTTGCACTTTCGTCATCGGCCTCACCCTATGGTTCGGAAACTGTACCCAGCCATCAGTGCGTCAACCGTTCGCGGTGCCTTGCTGAGTCGAAGCGGCACAACGGTTTCCGGGAACGCATACGCATCAGCGATCCACAAGCGAATCGCGTGTTTGATCGGCGCCGGCACTTGGGCGGGCGTCCCGTATCCTGTCGTGTATCGGACGACAATATCGTTCGCGTCACCTCGGCAGTCGCTCGGCCAACTCTGGTTGTGTGCCAGACGCACAATGCCGCGGCCGTCCTCGTCGTCTTGCTCCCACACGTCGGTTGACACGGTCTGCTCGACCCCGTCGTGGTCCGTGTACTTCACACTCTCCACAGTTCCTGCCGGGTTCTTACGCAACTGAAAGAACTCAGCCGGCCAGGTGTCGAAATACTCGTCGTATGTCGCCGCGCAAAACTGGGTCCAGTGCTCCTTCTCGAGCGTGGCGATTGCCGAATCAATCAACTCGCTGATGACCGGGAGCCTGGCCGCACGAGTCTCGCACAGCCACTCCGCCACTTCTGACGTTCGCACAGGCCGATCAGCGGCTTCAGTCTGCAGTACCAGCTTCGGCACCGGCCTTCCTCCTGGTCTTGCGAGCCGCCCGCACGGCCTTGGCCACTCCGCGGCGGATCAATACACGTGCCTCGCCTGCCGTCAGGTCGTGCTCACGGCCCTCGCGAAACACTCGGCCGCTCCTGGTCTGCAGATCGCGTAGGATCTTCACTCGCATTGGCACATCTCCCCTCTCGGCACCACATGCCGCACATTGGGCCCGGCCATGGGGTAGTTCAGCTGTCCGTACGCCACGAACTCGATATCCGTGCAGGATTCCACGGCTGCCTGCATGAAGGGCCCAATCACACTCTCGGTGTGCATGCGCCGCTTCCGACCTCTGTTGGGCGGCTCATACTGGCCGAAGTAGTCGCCGCCGTTCGTGCCGGTGTACCCGTTCATGCCAACCAGGTGGATCTGCCTGGCACCGTTGTTAATGGCGTACTGCACGCACAGCAGGCCGGACAGGCACGCCGTGTATCCGCCACGCACAAACTGGGACGGGCCGCCGGTGATCGGCACGAACTGGTCAAAGTGGTCCACCCTCCGCTGTTTCAACGCCTGGATGTCGCGGCGGAGCGTCACCAGTCGCGAGCCTTGTTTTTGGATCGCCTTGGCCTGCTCGTGATAGATCTGGCACCCCCGTGCATCGGTCAGAAAATACACATCTGGCCGATCCGGCGTGACAAACAGGTTGATTCCGGCGTTGGTGGTGATCGCCATGGCACCGGGATAACGAGCACGCGCCACGGCCAGCATTTCCCGCGCGTCAGGCCCCGATCCGCACACGATCCACGCCTGCTCATACCGCAACAGCGATTCGGCCAAATGGAGATCTACCGGAGAGTCGATGTCGATCGATCTCTCCTGAGGCATAACGTACAGGCCGAGCTTGCTCGGCCACTGGTCGCGCAGCGGAGTTCGCAGCACGAACAGTGCGCCATTGACGCGATATCGGGGTTCACGGTCTTGCCGTCGCCGTCGCCGCTCGTCGACCGTGTAGTTGAGCAAAGAGCCCGCTCCGGAAAGGATGAATCCATGATCCTCCACCACGCTCACAACGGCGTCATATTGGTTCGTGAGCCGTTCGACGGCCCAGTCCACATCCTCCGCCGCCGTTAGCGGCGAGGTGCACTGCATCACGACCACGGCGTCCGGTGTGTCGGCGAGCTGCTCGACGGCGTGCTGCACAACCGGCAGCGTTGGCACCTCGTCGCCGGCCAGCTCGGCTGGCCGCATGATGACGGTCGCGCCGTACTCCAGAGCAACTTTGGCGATCGCAGTTGAGTCCGTCGAGACATAGACAGCGTCGACGGACTCAGCCGCAACGGCAGCGCGAACCGCCCAGCCGATCAGAGGAACACCGCCGATCGGCTGCAGGTTCTTCGCGGGAATCCCTTTCGAGCCCCCGCGTGCCGGGATGATCGCCACGCAACTCATTGGCTGGCCTCACACTCGCAAGATCTGGTTGCAGCCTGCCTCGGCTGCACTCGACGGCATCTCACGCCCTCGAGAGAGGATCGCGATGATCGTCACGTACGCACCGTTGGTGCCGTTGCCGACCGTCGCGGTCATGTCCAGATACCGTTTGCGTTTCCGCAAGTCGATCTGGAAACTGAAGATGTCGTTATCGTCGGTCGCAGTTGGCAAGGCCGACGTGTCGCCATCCGTATTGGTCGACGTGCCGAACACCAGGCCGGTCACGTCTGCGTGACCAGATCCCGAGGTGTCGGACTCAGTGACCTTCAGGGCTGACATGGCGATGTCGGTGGCCCCCATGATCACCAAGATTTCGCAGTAGTCCCAGCCGAGCGTGTCAAGCTCGGCAACCGTCAGACTCGCGTTGTCGACAATCGCCGCTGGTGGCGTGAGATTGACGAACTTGTTCTGCTGTGCAGCAATCACTTGCTTGTCTCCTAGTGGAGTTGAATTTGAAATTGAACGCACACCGCAGGCAACACACCTCAGCTCGCGGGAGTCGCCAGCATGACCACGGCCCCCGCGTTGGACGCGTCGCCGACCTCGTGCACGTTGATGTCGAAACGCTCGTTGGCCAGGATGCCGATCTGATCGTACTCGAAATATCGCTGATCACTGATCCGCATCGTCAATCCGCGGCGCGTGCCCATCGTGGCAGCCATTCGCAGGTCGCCGAAGTAGCACAGCCCGTTCGTCGACGTCTGCGCTGTCAGCACCTTGTTCATGGTCTGCACGATATTGACCGGATATCCGAGGAACGTCAGACGCCGCTTGCCCTCAATATCGGCGGCCGTGTTGCCGCCGGCCGCGTCGGCCAGACGCATCATCGACGCCGCCCATCCGGCCTTCGAGATGTACCATTCCGGCTCAATCCCTTCGAATTCGGGGAGCATCCCCATCATGCCTTCGAAGTCGGCCAGGTCGAGCGTTGAGAAAGCAGTGTTTCCCGTGGCGGCCGTCTTGATAGTACCCGCGTTGGCGCCACACTTGGTGATCAGGCCGGAGATGCCGCCGTAGGTCGACTTCCCGTCGCCGATGAACCCGCACGCGTCCTCTTTGACGGCCATTGCGTATGCAATGGATCTCGCCAGAAGATCCGCGATGCTGATCACCGAATCCTCATCGATCTCCGTTGGCCACTTGCACAGCGCTGAGAGCTTTCGCGCGGTGAGGCGGATGCCGTCCGTTTGGATATCAGACTCGTCGGTCTCTTCGTTCTCGCCGACGAAGTAGACGGTGACCTCACCGATCTGACGAGGCACGGTGGTCGTATCACTGGCCATCGGCCACGGAAACGCCTTCTGGCGGAAGATGCCAAAGCGTTCAACAAGGCGGATCAGTGTCGACGCGAACTCTTCCGGTACGAGCACGCCGCCTTTCTCGTTGTCGCCGGTCGACAATGCGCCGCGAACCGAAAGACCGTTGTCGAGGCACCACTTTCTGGCAAACCCCACATCGTAGAAGTTCGCCAGAATCCACATACCGCTGATGTAGGCCTCCTCGATCGCGGTGGGCCCCTGGAAGCACTGCAGCCTGGCAGGCGCCAGCAAACGAGCACGAGTCGGCACCTTCACCCGCGAAAGCAGGTCCGAGCCGTCCGCCGCCGCGCCGTCCGTTCCAGGCCCTTCCAGCCGACGGCCGCCCGTGCCAGTCACATCGCCATTGGCGATACGGCTGTCGATCCGACGCGCGGCCAGCTCCGCCTCTTTCTCCTCGAGGAACTGAGCGCGGGGAAGGTCCTTCTTCTCAAGCCGCTCGTACTCAGCCATGAAGCCGTCAAAATCGGCCTTCTCGTCGTCGTTGAGGTCTCGCTCCTCATCCTCCGCCAAAGCGACCAAGGCCGACGCCTTGTCGTGGACTTCACCCATCCGCTCCTGGATGGCCTTCACTGAGAGCCTCGCACAGATCCGCATCGGCACTCCAAGCCTTGCGCTGATCCGTGCAAGCAGATTCTGCTGTGAGATTCGCATTCGATCCTCTCCTTGCATTGCCGGAGGATCGAGTGCGCATACAAAACGGCATGATCCGCCGGCAGTTGATGCTTTCAACTGCAGCCGCGGTCATGCCGCTCAACAGCAGCCTGAGTCCGCTCGCCTGCGGAGGGTTTCGCCGCGAACCTCACTAGATCCGCCAGCCGCCTCCACGGCTTCGTACATGAGTTATGATCGGCAGCATACTCCTGCCGCTTGAACTGTCAACGGCAAAGCTGCAGGGCTCGCTGCGCGGCTGCCAGGCGGTGCCTTGCCTCCTGGGGCTTCGCTGGAGCCACCTGGGAGCCCACAAGCCGCCGCGGGGCGTTCTGGTACCTGCCCGGGGGCACCTTCGCCGCCACGGCGATCGCGGCCTCCGTGACCGTATCCACGAGGCCAGCCTCCTGAGCCTGCGAGGCCGTGTACCAGGTTTCCGCTCGCATAGCCTCACGGATGGCCGCCTGATCGACGCTATCCCGCCGACCGTAGGCGCTCACGATCTGCCCGGTGATCTGGTCCAGCAAGTCAGCCAGTTCGCGGAACTCGCCTGCATTTCCAATCGCGATCGTCCACGGATCGTGAATCATCACCATTGCCGTTTGTGCCGCGTTGATCTCGTCGCCGGCCATCATCACCACCGAGGCACTTGATGCGGCCAACCCGTCGACGGCAGTCACGATCTGCCGGCGGTCTCGGAGCAAGGCCTGGTAGATGGCAAAGCCTTCGAAGACGTCACCTCCAGGTGAATTGATCCGCACGATCACCTTTTCCACCGAAGCCGGCAGCGCCTGCAGATCCTCAATGAACCCACGGGCCGAGATGCCGTCGCCCCACCAGTCTTCACCAATTTCATCGTAGAGCCAGACCTCCGCCTCCTTGGCTTGGTTCTTCACGTTCCATGTGGCGCGTTTCATTGTCCTGCTCCTCAAGTCAGTATTTCCGCTTCCACGTCAAAACAATGCCGTGTCCACGTGTCTATCCGTCCTGGCCAGTCGGCTAGGGCATCATCGATCGCGTCGCCGAGCTGCTCGGCAGTCGCTGAACTCACGACCAGGTCGAGAATTTCCCGCGACTCCTCACACCACCGCTCGGCAATCTGTGCACGGCCCCACGCCGTCAAGTGTTCGCGTAGCCGACTCGACCAGCCACCATCGCCATAGAACCGATCCATCCAATCGGTGAACTTCTTCGGATCTCTGGCCTCGCTGCGTATCCGCTTCGCTTCCACGTCGGCAAAATACGCGAGCTGATTCCTGAAGGCCTCCTTGATGGCGTCCTGAGCGGCTTCCGCTTTGTCCTTTTCCTCATTATCGGATCCGCCCGGATCGTCCATGTTGAGCGGGTTGCGGATTTCATCGCCGCCTTCGACTCCAGGCAGGTTCTCCTTGCGTCGCACCTCATTTTGCTTGAGGAACGGCGCACCACCCAACGCGATGCGATATGCCTCGTAGCGGCTTTTGATGTCGCCACGAAGCAGGGCGTCCACGTTGAACTCAAAGAAGTGACTGTCTTGGTCCTTTTCCCGTTCGCTGAGCAGCTTCTCCCGGCATTCTTCAGTCCATTTCACGAGCCACCTCATCAGCGAGGTCTGCAGGTACGACCGGTTCTGTTCCTCAATGTTTGTGAAGGTCGCCTTTTCGAGATCGCCCACCTTGTGAGGCGGAAGATTGAACCACCCGGAGATTTCCGATCGCTGGAACTTGCGCCCATCGAGCCACTGGCTGTCCTTGTTGTTGTAGCTCATTGGGTTGAACTTCATCCCCTGCTCGAGGATGGCTACCCGGCCAACATTGTCCAGCCCTTCATGGATGTCCTGCCAGTCTTTCCGGAGTCTCTTGATCGCGTTTTCATCTCTGAAACTTCCAGGATGCTCCAAGGTGCCGGTCGGCATCGCGTGGTTCGAAAAGAACTTGTTGGCGTACTTTTCTTTCGCCAGTCCGAGGCCCCACGAGTTGCGGGCCTTTGCTACGACCGAGATGCCCCACAGGCCATCCCACGAGAGCCCTTTGATGTGCAGCACGTTCTCATAGCGGATCTTTCGGTAACTGGCGATGTCCTCCTTGTTTTCGCCTTGACGCGTCACAATCCACGGCACACCGTCGACGGTCTCAAGCCACGTGCGATCCGGCAAGAGTGGTGTGAGCTGCACCGGCCGGCCGCGGTTGTCTCGCTTGATCTCGGCCACGCCGTTGCCCCAGATCAGCGCGTAGAGCATCATCGTTTCGGCGAAATCTTGCCAGGACATGCACGGGTTCGGCCTGTGCCTGACGAGCTTGAACGCTGGATGTCTCCGGTCAATTTCCTTGTCCATGTCGTCACCTGTGCGCCGGTAGACGTTCACTGGCAACTGCCCAACGTCGCCGCAGATCACCGAACACGCCTGCCAGATCGTGGAATAGGTCAATGCCTTCTCGGCATTCACCTTCACGCCGGCGTCGCTGCTTCCGCCAGTCACCCAGTCGATCAGCCACTGCTTGGGATTGGCCAGGCCCGACGACTCACCACGCACCCACGGTGCACGATCGACAAACGGAGCCATGATCGCGTCTAGAATCCGCATTAGCCATCCTCCTTTTGCCTACGCGCGTACGCCGTCACGGCGATCACACAGAGCACACCACCAGCATAAAGCATCGCCAACGGCGCCCAGATCAACGCCAGACCGGCGCCGATCGTCGCCAGCCCGACGAGCATCATCACAAGAATCATCCAATCCAACGCATCACCTCACACGCTGAGAAGTCCGCGACTGTCGTACACGTTCCCCGTCTCTTCCCGCCGCAACGCTGCATCCAGTGCCATCACTAAGGCTGCGATACCATCGATCTTCTTCGCGGGCTTGTTGTCGGGCTTCGCCAATATCTTCTTCCCGTCGTAGTCTTTCACGCACACGTGCCCGGCCTGCCAGTTCGTGACTGGGTTGTCTTCGTGGTGCATCTTCCCGTCAGTGACCAACTTCTCAAACACGCCGATCGGGTAGGAGTAGTATTTGCGAGTCTGAGGAAACTCGGCCACCCGCTCCTCCAGAAACCCATGACGCTCAATCAGGTTCTGCACGCTCGCCGTCGCAAACATCGGGTCAAAATGGAATCTCTGGCAGTCATACAGTGAGAGGATCGCTGCCGTCTCCTCTTCGATCTGCCGGTAGTTGATCGTGGCACCGTCCACCACCCGGATCCACCCATCCGCGGCCCACTGCCGCAAGAGTGGCACCTCACCAGCATATTCATCAACCGCCTCTTCTGGCATCCAGTAGTAGACCAGCGAGCGATAGGGCACGTCAGCCCTCGCCTCTTCATCGCTTGCGTCGTCTTCAGGGAACACCAAGCCGAGAGATGCCATGTCCTTTGACCGCATGAGGTCCCACGCTGCACCACACGGCTGCCCGATCAGATCGGCGGACGTGTACTGCGTGGCGCATTCGTCCCACCGATCGCCACGGAGCCACGGACTGGCAGTCTTCTGCCAGACGTTCAGGCGGTACATTAGGAACTTGAGCCACGCCGTGATCGACCGCTTCGACTGCTCGAAGTCGGCCAAGAACTCAGCCTTGTGAATGGTATGGCCCCACGCTGGGTTCGCCATTCGCCCATACTTCACTGGCGCCTTCTCGAATTCCTTCAGCGTCAACTTCTGTGGCACCGCGTAGATCGCCGCACACGTTCGAATATCGATCACATCCTTGGCCGCGTTGACCGCTAAGCCGTAGTCGAATCGGTCCTTTCCGTAGCCGTCGGGGTTGTTGCCGGCGGTCGAGAAGTCGAACCGTAGCGGCTCCGGCCGACTGATTCCCATCCGCTTGATGATGTCGACGTACTCCCAGTCCACCACATGGCTTTCGTCAACACCGAAGGATCCATTCAGCCCTTCCTTCGATTGCGTTGTGCGAGCGTTGGAGCTCGACAGCGGCTGAATCGTGGCCCGCTCGATCACCCGCTTTGTGTCATCAGCATTCCGCACCCGTTGCCCGTACCACGTGATCTTCATCTCGTTCATGTTGATGCGGCATTCGTCCGCCAATGCCGACTGTTTCACCATCTGCACCGCATGGGTGCCGGCGATCTCCTTCGCTTGCCGGCCGTCCTTCGCGCAGAGGTAGAAGTGATTCCCGGGCTCCCCGTCACCGAATCCGACGTAGATAGCATTGGCTGCCAGCGTCGGAGACTTCTTGTTCTTCTTCGGAATGAAGACGATGCACGCGGTGAACCGCCTTACCCACCGCTCTCGCTCTTCATCAATTATCACCCAGCCGTAGAGCCTGCGAGACACGAGGTCCTGCCAGTCTCGACACTCAAAGGGCTCCCCCGCATACTCTCCCTCATACAGCACCAGGTGCGACTCCATCCACTCAATGGCAAACAGGGCTCTCGCGACGTCGTACCGGCAGCCCTCCTCGATCGCGATCTGGTCCACCGGATACTGGGCGGCCTCTAACGTGATTTGGTCGACATCCTCACCGGCAGCCAGGTACCCGTAGAGCTTCCATCGGTTGATTTCCCGACGGCGAGCCTTGACCGTCTTCGTCTCTTCAGCCGACTGCTCGGCCTCCTGGGGTTTGAAGATCTTGGCCAGGCCCGCCTTGCCGCCCACCTCTTTAACTTTCGCGTCGAGCTGCTCGCGAGTCCTGAGCGTGACCCCCTTGAAAGGGACGAAGGCTTCGTAGCGGTGCCAGAAGCGCAGCACGAACCGGTCTTGAACTGATAGCGACTCCCACGCCTCACCGGCGCCGTCTGTTCGCCTCCGTCTCCGCCTCTTCCTTGCCATCACTCCTCGTCAGGCTCAATGCCGAGTTGCCGAATGAGGTTCGCAAATGCCGCCCGCGAATCCCGCTCAATCACGCACGCTGGATTCGGCTTTTGCTGCCCGAATCGATCCAGGACCGTGATCCCATCCTCCAGGATCTTGGCTTGCGCCGCCCGCATCCGGTCAAACGCCTCCATGGAGGTCTGCAAGATGAGCAGCCCGGCCTCGTCCTCAATGTGCCACTCAAGGCGGAGCTTCTCCCAGTACGTGGCAGCCTCAGCGGACAAATGCGACGGAGCACCAGCCGGACTTCTTGCTCGTTTTTTCGCCATGGGGAATTTCTCAAAGGAAAATGGTCTCAAAAAATGCGCCACGT